AAATAGAACAAGCAAAAATGAGAGATCGAGAGATAAGAAGAAGAACGGCTATAGCAAGAGAAAAGAGCTTAACTACAGTTGTTACGGCAGATACTGTTCCTTTTTATCCAACTGGAACAGCAGGAAATACAGGTTCACAATCTAAAAGAGTAGGACAAGAGATTAGAAGGCTTAAAACAATTGATACAAATGTAAAAAGAACTGCTGCTGAAACTAAAAGGGCTGCATCTTTACTTGCTGCTCAAGCTTTTGCTGGCCCTGCTGCTTTACCACCAGGAATAGGAACTCAATATGGTGCTCCTATTGGCCCAGTTGCACCAACTCGTTTTCAACGTGCAGGAGCATTTGCCAATAAGGTAGGTTTTGGTCAAAATGCAAATCCTAAAGGTGTTTTTGCAAATAGTAGAGGTATGCAAGGAAGAGTAGGTGGTGCTGTTTCTAGTGGTTTAATTGGTGGAGGTTTTCCACTTCTATTTGGTCAAAGTCCTTTAGCTGCTTTGTTTGGAGGAGTTGGTGGTGCTGTTGGTGGTGCGTTAGGAGGTGGTTTTGGATTTGGGCTATCTATTGCTGGCACGGCTATAGCTTCAAGAATTCAAGAAGCCAGAGATTTTGAAAAAGCTGTTAGCAAATTAAATACATCAATAAAAGCAACTGGTGGAACTTCAGTTTTCACTGCTGGTCAAGTTCGTGAATTTGCGAAAAGTCTTGGTTTAAGTAAAGATGAAGCTTTGCAAGCTTTAACAGCTTTTAAACAATTTGAAGCTTCTGCTCGTGTTGCTTTAACAAGTGTTTTTGGTTCAGAAAGTGTATTTGATACTTTAAGTGGTTTTGGAACTGGTTCTTCTTCTAATTTTTTAAATGCTTTACCAGAATTATCTAAAGAACTAAGTTTAGAACAAACAAAAATAGCTTTACAAACTTTAAAAATAAATGGATTAAAAGAAGCTGAATTAAAAATTTTAGATCAAGTTATTTCTAAAAATAAAGAAGTAATGAGATTAGAGGGAACTAGAATTAATTTATTTGATAAGTTAAATCCATTTAGAGGAGGTGTTAAAAGAAGAGAAGATGGTCAAATTAGGGCTTTAACAGTTGAAGAATTAAGAGAACAAAGATTAGAAAAAGACTTTGAAAAAGTATTGATAGAGGCAAAAGAACGATTAAAAATTCAAAAAGAATTTAATCAACTTTTAGAAAGAGAACTTTTATTATCACAAGCTAGAGATGAATTAATACAACTTACAGATCCTATTAATCAATTAGTTAGTGGAGCAACAGCAATAGGAAATGCTTTTAGTGAATCATTTAAAGGAATAATTAGTGGATCAATGAGTGCTCAAGAGGCATTGGCTAATTTATTTAAACGAACAGCAGATCATTTTGTAGACATGGCAGCAGAAATACTTGCAGCACAAATAAGAGCAAAAATTGTTGGTATTTTTGCTAGTAGTTTTGGCTCTGCTGCTACGAGTGGATTTTCTGTTACTGATGCTGTCGATTCTAAATTTATGAGTCCAGCTAACGCTGCCACTATTGGTTCTGGGGGTTTTGTTGAAACTGTGATTGGTGGTTCTGCTGATGGACGTTATGCCAGCAGGCCAATGGTTTCTAGTCTCGTGGAGCGTGGCGAACCAGAATATGTAATACCTGCATCTAAGATGTCTTCTGCAATGCAACGCTATTCAGCAGGTGCTAGAGGTGAATCTGTGATTCCTGGCACTGGGTCGTCACAATCTGTAGGTGGTGGAGGTGGTTCAACTACTGTTAATTACTCTGGTCCTGTTTTGACTTTTAATAGTGAAGAGTTTGTACCTAAATCTGCTGTTGGAGAAATAATTGCAACTGCTACGGCTAGAGGTGCAAAAGCTGGAGAGACTAGAACTTTAAGATCTTTACAAAACAATAGATCTTCAAGATCGAGGTTAGGTTTATGACATTAATTGCTTTAACTACCTTTATCGAAGTATTAGATAAAGATGGTAATTTACAACAAGATAAATTATTCCAAAACAGCAAAGTAGGATCAACTATAACAACAAGTTTAGGATTTGGATCTCAACAATATAATTATTTGTCATTTATATATCAAGGTGCAGTTAAGACAAATACAGGAGATAACTTAGAAGCTACCTTAATTTTAGGAAATAAGATAAGCAATGACTCTACAAATAAATTGTCTATGAATTATGCAATTGAAGCATTAGAAGAAAAAGAAAGAGTAAACGTTTATGTTTGTAGAATGGATGCTACTTTTAGTACAGTTCAAGGAACTCCATTAACAATAGATAAATGGAAAATTGCTTCTATTGGTTACGATGTAGAAACAATACAAATTTTATTATCCAGTGGAATTGATGCAGTAGGAGGCAATACAGGTAAATTTTTAAGCACTAGATTAGTAGGAAGTTTGCCTGTTACGGGAAGAATTTTTTCAAGGTGAAGCCGTTACATTTAATTGGATTGCCTTATCGTTTAGGGGCTATTCCTGATATTCATAAAGCAGGGGATTGTTACACCATTACTAGAGATGTTTTAAAGAGTTATGGCATTGACACGCCTGAACCAACAAGGGAATGGTATCGCAGGTTAAGAAGAGGAGACTTTGATGTTTTTTCAGAAGAATTAGAAAAATACTGTTCTGTTGTAACAACAGCTAAGATCGGTGTAATAGCTCTAATAAAAGCAGAAAAGGGTTATGGATTGGCTACTTACTGGGAGGCAGGTTGGATTTCATTCGTAGACCAGGAGGCTCGTTGGAGCCATTTAGAGGGATTGGAGGTCGTAAGGCTTTATTACCCTACGAAGTAGAAATATGTAATACGTTACAAATAACAGATAAAGAATATTTTGAATTTGTAGAAGTTGTTTCAGCGTATGCAAAAAACAGAAATAAGACATATAATTTAATTCCTAACATACAAGCAGGTCCAGCCACATTAGGAGCTTTTGCCCTTACTACGGGTACGGGTGGTTTAACTATTCTTGGACAGATAGTTGTTGGTATTGCTCTTTCTGCGATTAGTTATCTTTTAACACCTAAGCCAAAAGAGTTAGAGCAAGGTCCACAAATTACTGTAGGTGGTGTTCAAGGTAGAAGTAGATTTGCTCCTCAATCTGATTTTGATTCAATACAAGAATTAGCTGTTCTTGGTTCGTTTATACCGTTGGTTTATGCAAAAAAGGGAGTAAGAGTTAACAGTCAATTACTGTGGTCACATATAAAAACAACAGGACTAGGTGAAATATTATCCGTTGTAGCTTTATTTAGTCACGGTGAACTAGGTGACAAACCTGTTTTTGATTCTTTTGCTGTTGGTGATAGTTTTTTAGAGAATTTTAGTGCAAGAAAATTAGCTTTATATTTTAGAAATGGAAACCAACAAGATATTGAAAATAGAATTACAGCAAGTGATAAATATGTTCAAACAACTGCACCTGAAACAACAAATTTAGGAAACAGAGGTAACGAGGAGTTTGATCCACAAGATCCTTTTAGTGTAAAAATTGAACCTAATCAAGATCCAAGTCAATTTAGATATTCAACAAGTAATAGCAGTGTTAAAAGTTCTTTTACACAATCTAAATTTGGTGTTTATTCTCCAATGCCTAATGGTAATGCTTATAGAGTTAACTGGGAGC